GTTTAATTTAATAAAATTTAAAATATGAATTTACCAGAATTATTAGACACTATGCAAGATGAAATGCACAGTGCACATGAAGAAATAGAAAAGTTTATGAGTGGAAATAAATCCGCTGGAACTAGAGCTAGAAAGAGTATGCAAACAATTAAAGAGGCTGCTCAGAACGTAAGAGTGCAAATTCAAGCTATTAAAAATAGCTAAGTATAATATATACTTAAAATAATAAAGGGAGTTTAACGACTCCCTTTTTTTATTGCTATTTTAAAAATTACTAAACCAACTATTGCAGCGGTAGTACATATTGGACATGGACACATTATTGAAATTTATTTAGTATTATTGTGTCAACAGAATTTTGAATTACTTTTTTATCAGCTTCTAACTGAAACATTATATTTGGTTTAAACCTCACTTTTTCAACACCATTGTCAAATATAATAACAGTTGGAATACCAGTTATATTGTATTCAGCTTGTATATCAGAGTTGGTCATTATGTCTAATCTGTATACTTCACATTCTTTTAACTTATTTAGTTCAGCAAATTGATTAGCCTTGTTCCAATCAGCCCAAAATTCTACCGTAACAACGTCTTTGGCTACACGATCTTTAAAATCACCATTAATGAATTCTTGACCCATAACTGTACCACAACCAAAAGCAAGTAGCATTAATAGGATGTAAACGTAATTTGATATATCTATTCTAATCATTTTCTTAATAATTTTATTTCGTCTTTCAATTCATCTACTTCCTTTACTAACGCATCAATTTGGTTACGAGCCATTTGATCTTTCATATTAAACTCCATTCTAGTTGGTGGCCACGTGTTGGTGGCAGCTGGATCACCCATGTCTATTGTATATGTACCTGTTCCAGGTTTAGGCAATTCTAACGCTTCATTAACCTTAAGTTCTAGCTCTCCAAATTTAGAGTTGATTGTTGCCATTAAACCAAAGTAAGCTGATATAACTGTAGCAACAGCTACTACTATAGCAATTAAAGTTTTTATACTTATTTGAAACTTACTGTCTTCTGATAGTTCTTTAGTCATTATTTATTTTTTAGCAAATTTTTCTACTCCACTGATTCCAAAACATCCTAACACAACCCATACAAATGAGTCATAAACAAACTCATTTATAACTAAATCTTTACCAACCCATCCTGTAACTAAATCAGCAACCATTATTAAGCACATTATCGTGAACGCGACAAAACCAATAATTGATTTCTCGTTCCAATCATTATTATCTTTAAATATATTCATATTATTTATTTTAATCTCCAAACGGAACGTCTTCGTTTTGATCTTGTTTATCTACTTCTTTTTTATTCTTCTTTTTTTTGCCACCCCAATATTCAACTGCATAACCTTCTTCAACCAACTTATCATTTATGTTAATAGACTCTTCACTTATAGTATATAAAGTACCTAACACCCTTCCGAATTTACCAACCTCTCTACTTTCTAATATAAAATCGCCATCTCCAAGTAATTCTATTAATCTAGCTTTAGAAGCTAATCCCCTAGCTTTTTCCTCTAAGTCTCTAGTTCTAGATTCAGGTGTGTCAATACCTGTTAACCTAATTCTTTTGTGTACACTAACGTCAAATCCAAGATCTATATTAGCGTCAATAGTATCACCATCGATAACCCTATCTAATTTAGCTTTATAAGTATACATATTATTTTTTGAAATAGATTTTTCCGTTTTCTATATATAAACCCTCTCTCGTTAATATCGCTTGTCCTTTCATATTATATATCACATTATTTTGCTTTGATTTATCTACTATCTCCATAATACTTGAGTTACACGGTAACCCTGAGTCACAGTCGATATACTCAGTGTTTGTTATCTCAACATACTCAGTAATAGTGTCAACTACAAATATTTCTATATATTCAGTTTGTGTTTCTATAATTGTATCGTAAACAATAACATCAACGTATTCAATAACATCAACAAACAACGTATCTAAGACGTCCTCGTAAACAAAAACCGTGTCAGTTATATAAACGTATTCCGGAACAAATGTTTCAATCTCAAACGTGTCTATAACGATATTTGTAATATATTCAGTCTCAATAATAGTATCAAATATAAATTCTGTTTCATATATATAGAAAGGCACGTCTACTTCTATAGTGTCAATTTCTATAATAGGCACTTCAACATAAACTGTATCGCAAGGTGGTGGTGGTGGTGGAGCGCACTCCTCTATTGATGTTGGTTCAGCTTCGTTTTCGTCTGAAGCATCAACACAGTCTTCCCAACCATCGTTAAGCCAATTGTTTGGAACACAACCTTCTGGAGAATATTGAGTCCAATTTGTTGGATCGTCTCCACAATAAAATCCTTGTGCCTCCGCGCACGCTATACATAGTTCTTGAAAATCGTAATCTTGCGCATTGACAAACGAGCCAATGAATGCAAATAGTATTATAATATATTTTTTCATTTCTTTTTCTTTTTTATACCGTTTCTAATTATTGTCATATGTTTATACTCTTCTTCAGTATTGTGGTCTACGTGCTCATCCCAACCTATTTTATGGCTAGGGTGTCTCCGTGCTCCATGCATATATCTTCTTCTACTCATATTAAAATATTAAATAGTTAAAACCAAACTTCACTTCATATACTGGTTTCTCCCAGTACTTCATGTGAGTTCCTTCAATGAACATTCCAAGGGATTTTGTAATCCTTGAACCAAATACTATTCCAGTATCCCATTCTATATTATTTAGAATTCCACTTTTATATTCAAATGAGTAATCATCTAATCCATAGTGATATGGTAAACAATTTGCCCAAATGTGTAGCCATAATTTAGGTGTATACTTATAATAAGCTAAACCTATTACCGCGCTTAATTCTCTTTGTAAACCTAATTTCTCCAATTCACGCTCGTTAAATCGTGCTACCGCGTCTCCAAAATAGTGGTGGAAAAACTCGTCGTTTGAGGTAGCGATAAGTACGGAATCTCCACCACTAACATCGTACCAATTCTGGTCGATATAAAATCCTTGAATCCAAGGTTGAGATGCGTAACCAAAATCTTCTGCTAAATCTTGAAATGTGTTTTCTCCTGGCACCCAAAAATCATCTATTGGAGTTACACCATATACTGGGTGTATTCTAGCCATAGCACCAATGGTGAAGTCCCAGTTCCCCTTAGTTAATCTAAATCTAGTATCGAAAGAACCAAACCTTAAATTAACTCTTTGATTGTCTGTGTATTGTAATTTAGTAACACAACTGTTACCTAAATATCTTAACCAAAAGTTTTGATTATTAAACTTCTCACCACGTTCGCGTATAAAAGAGTAGTTAAGTAAATATTCCCAACCAATAGCGTTACCTATAGTTACATTATCACTTACGCCATCTTCAGTTCCATAATACCACGTTTTAACCTTATACTCATAGTCCATGCGAGCAATCTTTCTTAGCCCGATTGTTAGATTGTAATCATAAGGATTAACTTCAGTAACATCTTCGTATCCTTTGTTTACAGCAATGTAATCTTCTGTTTCAACAAATGACGTACCCATTGTCATCGATGTATAGAATGTAGAATATTTAAAGAAGTCTTTTATTTGCCCCGTACAAACAGTACTAATTAGCAAAAATAATATAATTAATTTTTTCATTTTCTAGTTTTATATTTTATATTTCCAGTGAGTTTATACATAAAATTATTAAAATAATCTGGCTTAACTTTACCGGCTTTCACGGCTTCTTCATATTTTTGTTTTGCTGTTTTTTCGTCCATTTTTGTAAATGGAGAAAACCCACTCATTTTAAATCCCATAATATATTGTTTTAATTATTTTCCTTGTCCTCTATATTGTTTTTTGTAGTTATCACTACCTTTATTACTAGAGGTTTTAGATTTTGCGTGTACACCTCTTTTTACACGTTTCTTTTCCATGAATACAAATGCGGTTCTTTTAGCCATTATATTGTTCTATATGTTATTGTTACTTCCTCTCCACATTCAATAGCTTCTGCTATTCGTGGATATATTCTTTTATATGCTTGAGTCGATTTACCTATAAAACCGTCCTTCGTGATTTGGTTGTTTTCTTGGGAGTCACCAACGAGGAGACAACCAGCTGTATGCTCATCGGTATTACCACAATGTATAAGAATATACTCAAAACCAGGCACATTAGTAACGTGTAACATCCCAATATGAATGTCTGGAAAACGTTTACTATATTTCTGATGATACCCGCCTTCTTTCCTAAGTTGTAACTTGTAAGTTCCATTTGGTATCCTTGTTTCTCCATATTTCTTTTCTTTTCTATATTCATCTTCTAGTGTGTACGCTAAAAATGTTCTTTTACATCTAAATCCTTCAGCGTGAGGGTTTGATGCCATCTTATTTAGTTCTAATAACATTCCATTTGTACTATCAGTACCACTAGAAAATCTAATCACTTCTAAATTCATTTATTTAATTATTATAGTTAACTTCGGATCTGTACCACTGTTTGTCATTTTTAAGTTATAAACAGATGAGTTAAAGGATAAACAGTCCTCAATCACCAGTGGTGTTTTTGGTGGTATAACTTGATTTACTAAAAAATAGTATTTTACAGCTGAAGCGTCCTCTAAAAACAAAGATACAACACCGGGGTTGGTACTATAGTTGGTTACAAGAATTTTTTTAATATTACCCCTACCATCAGTACCTTTAGTTATTAATGTTTGTGCCGCGCTCGTTGTGTTAATTGTTATCATGTTATACGTCTATCATTGTTATTAATACTCCATATAAACCTGTTGTTGAACTAGCGGGTTTAAATGTTAACAGCAAATCGGTTGTTAAAGCTCCTGCAATTTGTGCAGATAAATTTGCAAGTGTATTACTGTTAAATGTTTCCTCTGAACCAGCTTGTCCAGTTGTGTAATTAAAGGGTCTCACTGAGCAGACATTTGTAGCTGTAGTGGTAGTGTTAAATATTACTCTAGTCACCTTTTTACCATCTGGAATTCTAAAGTAGCAAATAGCCTCTGTGCTAGTATCACTAAACTTACCTGAGTATACCCCTCCAGCAGTTTCAAAAACCCTCCAGGTTCCACCCCCATCATCAACCATAAATTCATTTGGAAAAACCTTACAACTTGTTCCATTCCAGCTTAAAGTCCCAGCTGACTTAGATTGACCAGAAAAACCATCAGAATTTATTGTATCTAATAACGACCCGTTGTCCTTAAAATGTATATCACCACCCGCAGCATCTATGTGTATATCACCGGGACAATCAAAGGTTAAATCACCAGCTGAGGTAATTGTGTCTCCATCAATATCTAAATCACCAGCTATCGTTGTTACTGACGTTGTGTTGTAGCCTATAACTACATCAACCCTGTTATCGGTACCATGACCCGTAGCTACTAAAGCTCCTTTTGGTGTAGATGTTGAACCATTGCTAGCGGCGACTTGGATATAAAGTTTACCCGCTTCATCCGTGTCACCTACATTCTCGATATCAGCAATTATTGCTGCGAAGCCTATTGTTTCCGAGTTGCTGTTTTGACCTTCAAATACTATTTTTCCACATTGATCACTACTCGAACCCGCTCCTCCACCTCTTTTATTTTGTAAATATAGATGGCCCGGCACTGTGGTAGCGCTTGAGTTATTTATCTGAAAAGCACTCAAGCCTGAATTATCTAAATTTAATATACCAATATCTGAATTATATGTTAAAGTAGACTCAGAAGTTATAGTTCCATCACCTTTATCTGTTAACATGTTATTATCAGCGCCATCTACTCCAGCCCCATGAAGATCTGTAACCCCAGTATCAGCTTGCTTAACTACCTTGTTGTTTGAATCTAAACCAAGATTACCACCACTAGCGATCGTACCAGAGTCCACGCTCTCTAAATAAACATCAGAGCGAAATCTAGATATAAAACTCCATACATGTTGACCTATCCATTTCATGCTTTATATTTCAAATCCAAAATTTAAAATCATAAATCTAAACCTTGAACATTTACCTTTCTTTTTACACTCCCAACAAGGACAGAACATCATTTCAAATATTGTCCATGTTCCTAATCTAAAGTTTATTTCGTATACTTCTTTTTTATTACCTGCTTTCCAGGAGTTTATCCAATTTATCATGTTTTATTTTTTATTGTTATAGTTATATTATTACACGTTTATCTGTGAGCATAACATTTTTTGCTTTTATGTTCTGTTCTGTTCTTACACCTCTTACCAGAAGAAGTTCGAGCCTTACACTGGTATTCCTTAACACCATCGTTATCTCTATCACTACTTTGATTAGGTTTATATGATGTGTGATAACCACATCTAAACGACTTACCCTTTGTCCATCCAGTTATACTGCAACGTTGACCATTAGATTTTCTACCAGAACACCTTTTGCTCTTGTAACCCTGGTTAGTCATTTTCATTTCCTCTATTTTCTTCTCAATTTCTTTATCACGTTCTTTTTGAGCTGCTCTCTCCTCTTTATTTTTTACATCAGCCCGATCTCTAGCTTCTTCTAACTCAGCGTCTTTCACACCTATATTCCACGGACTCCAACCACCGATCATAGCGGCGTCTTGCCATAAAGCGTGTCCACCTGTCACAACCTCTTCTAAGTTATTAGCTTTATTTAACGCTCTGGCTGCAGGAACATTTGTTAATGCTTCTATAACGTTAGCTGTTGCTCGTAGGTTTGGATTCTCTATTCTAAAACCCAACTCTTCTCCAACACCCTCGTTGTATGTCCATGTTTTCATAGCACTATAAACCTTTCTAGATTTAGCTCCTAAAGGTGGAGATAGATTTATCATCTCTATAACAGCATTACCCATATCTCTTTTTCCAAAATCTTTTTCTCTTTCACGTTGATATTGAAGTACAACATTTTTAATTGTTGCAGCACTGGCTCCATATATTCCAGTACCTCTAAGTACAGTATCAAAAGCTCCATTGAAAACTCTTTCTGTTTTGTCTTCAATCATCTCCTCTTGATCACTGCCAAACAACAACCAACCTAATCCAGTTTGTAATGTCATAAACCATAGGTTTTGAACAGCTCCATAGTAAACCATCTTAGAAACATTATTCATCCAATAACCTCTACCATTGACTAGGTCGGACATAGCTTTCTTCATTAATCTAGTCATCTGCATTGGCGTGTTAGCCCAAGCAAGTATAAGTCTACCAAGTGGTCCAGCTTGCTGTTGAGAAATTAAATCAGGTCTAGAAGACTGCTGCGTTGCTTCAGCTATCTCTTGAAAATCTAACCAAGCTTTTTCTTTAGCTTTAGCCGCACTCATACCTTGCTTTAAATACATGTTTAATCTATTTCTATAGAATGGTGCGCCACCCATCGCGATAGCAAAACTATCTGCTAATCTAGTAGGTAAAAAACCTTGTTGTAAAAGATATTTTAAAACTGACTGAGGGTTTCTTCCGCTTCTTTCAAAAAGGTTTGTTAGTTCAGAAGCTGATACATCTATCTCTAATCCAGCTCTTCTCTGTTTTAGCATGGGTGAATTCATTATAAAAGAAAAGTCTTTCCAAAACTGTGGTTGGTTAGCAAAAGCTTTAGCAGCCGCAAATATACTATTGTCTTTATGGTTTATAAAGTTAACCATAGATATGGTCTGTAGCGTAGCTGATCTAGTGTTTAAGAACATCGTTGCTCCAACAGAACCATTTATCCAATCGTAAAATCTTTTAGTTGGTCCATCTTTAGTGCCAATCAACCTATTGGTACCAGTCTCCATTCTGTACAACATATTAGTTAACGCCTCTCTATAACCAGAACCAAGTACGCTTTCTATCTTGTTTAAATTTTTCTCGGAAAAAATTATATTTTTATTCTCTATCCACTTGGCTAAGAAATCAGCTCTCGTTTTTTCTTGAACCAATCTATTTAAATCGTGAGATATATTTTCCATCATCCAATACTCTCCTGGAGCTTCATATCCCTCCTTAGCTCTAGTTATATTGTTTAGAACTTCAGCGAAATTAATTAACTTAGGATTGCTATTTATATAATCTAGCAACTTGTTTTTAGTAGCCTCAGTCATTTCAGGTACCTCAAATCCATTCTTCTCCCACAGATATGTTCTAATCGCAGTATCAACAGTATGCACAGTCCCTTCAACTTTTTTATTAAAGTCGAATCTTTTCTTACCAAAAGTATTTTTAGTACCAAGCTCTTTATTTATTTGTTTAATTAAAGATCTATACTCTTCAGACATTTTTTGCTTAGTAACAGTTAGATCTCTAATACCAATAGCAAATGGATCGAATAGATTCTTTTTAAACCAAGCCATGTCAGCATTCCCTTGTTTTCCTTTACCTAAAAGCGAATACATTAGTCCAGCGAAGTCCTCGGCTGATGGTGGTATAAAGAAGTTAAACTTACCTATGTTCCTACCTTTTATTCTAGCAACATCACCGCTTATAACGTCTTTAGCACCAACCTTAAATCTACGCTCAATCATTTCATTAAACTCAGCATCTATACTTTTAGAAAACTGAACCTTACTTAACCCCTTGCCTTTTACAACAGGTAGTCCTTCTACACTTTCAATTAGTTTTTTACCCTTTGGAGTGGTTGTGTCAACTATCCAATCTGGCAATTCTTTTCCTAACTTTAACTCTTTACCTCTACCAACAAACTTGTTCATCTTAGCAATAAGTTCAGGTGGCATTAAATCTTTTTGTGTTAATTTATCTGTCTTAACTTCCATGAAGTTGTCTTTAAACATCTTCTTAAATCCAGGTTTATTTCCTTGAACCGCTTCATGATTTTTTATAACTATAATATCTAATAAAGATCTTTCTTTTCTAGCCTTATTTCTAGCTAAAGCCGTTTCCTTGGACGTCTCAACAAACAACATGCTTGTTTCGTATCCCTTTTCTTTAAACTCTGCTATAAGTTTTTCCATAGCTTTCATTGAACCACCTGTACCATCAACAACTATACCCTTGCCTTGTCCTTGGAACTTAAGCCTCTTTCTCTGCATAATACCTCTAGCTTGGTGTCCAATTTTACCAAGTGTACTTCTTTGCTCTTTCGTTAACTCCCTCATATCTTCTGGTACACCCTCTTGCTTTTTTAACCACTCTAACGATATATCTTGATTCACTATCTCAAACCCTTGATCTCTTAAGTTTAATTTCTTAACAACATTACTTTTACCACTACCAGCACCACCCGCGAGGAAAACAACTTTCTTACCAGGGTTTGTTTCATAATTTTTAACAAAATCTCTACCTTCTTTTGTAGTTATATCAACTATGTATTTACCTACTCGTACCTTGTTTTTAGCTTGAACAACTTTTGATTTAACATCTAGTTGCTCTAATACCTCCTTAACAGCTTTAACATTACCAAGGGCGTCATCAACGAAATACATATCGTTATAACCTTCAGCAAATTTATCTAACATCCACTCAGCTTTAGCTCTACTAGTACCATTACCTAGTCCGGTTATATTTTCTATAGGTATATTTATACCCTTAGACTTTAACCATCCATGTATAGCTATTGCAGATTGAGCTGGCCTAGCTGTTAAAACAAATACATTTTCAACTCCATATTTTTTAATTTGATTTTTCATCTTCTGCAGAAGTGGTCCATCAACTCCACCTTTAACATTTACAAAATCTCCAAAATCAAACTCATATCCTTCTTTTATTAATTTAGAACTTTCAGTTGGCCAAGCTTCAGATTTTATTTTTTTAATTTCACCGGTTAATGGGTTTTTAGCTGTGACAAAATTCTTACCTTTAACAATGAGTGTTTCGTCAAAATCAAAAGTAGACATACCCTTTTTCTTACCAGACTTAGAGAACTTAAGACCACTTTCATGTATGTTTCGATCTCTAGTTAATTTTTCTTTTTGTTCAAACGACTTCTTTACGTTTTCCTTCTCCCATTTAGATATTTTTTTACTTGTTAGAAACTGATAGTAACCCTCACCTTTTAAAGAGAAAATATTATCTATGTGTTTACCCTCAGCGTGAAATTGATCTAGGAACTTTATTCTATCAAACCCAGCTGGATTTGTTTTACCTCCTTTATCTATTATGTCGGTGATGAAGTCAGCAGTTATTAACTGAGAATGCTCTGTTAGTATTTCTTTTATTCTAGCTTTTCTATCTTTATCTGTTTTATATTTTTCACCTCTAGTAGCTTCAGCTATGAATTCAACTAACTTTATATTAGTTATAGCACTAGGACCTACGTGCTCACCCTTTATACCAAGTTTACCTTTGGCTATTTTTTCCATCACAATCTTTTCACTACCGTACCATTTAACAGCTTCTTTAAACCAAGGGTTTCTTTTATTAACACTGTATTCAATTCCTTTTTTAGCGTCAGTTAGTTTATTGGTAAACTTCTCTACAACCTTACCAGATCTAGTTTTAGTTGTGTATCTATAAGTTGCTTGAGATCCTGTTCTAACGTCTACCAATTCCAATCTACTCAACGCTCTAAATCCTTTTACTAAACTAGTTTGAGCTTGCAGTATATGGGCTACAGTGGCTTCGTCGAATTTCTTTTCTTTAACTCCCTTGGTTAACCTGTTTATTATCTCAACATGTAGGTTTATGTTGGCTTCACTAGCTTTTCTAATCTCTGATTCAATTTTTTTAAGCTCAAGTATTTTTTCCGCTTGTGTGATATCTTTATTTAATATGTCTTCAACAGCCTTAAAGGGACCACCAGAACCCTTGTTCATCAATTTAACTTTATCAACTAGTTTTTTAATTTTAGGTTCAGACTTGAAACTATCTGCTAGTTCCATTAATCTTTTTTTAGAAGAGTAAAATGGAGCACTTACTAGTTTCCCATTTTTTGTTTTCTGATACTTAACGTCTTCACCATGCTCTTTCACTAATTTATCTTGTTCTTTTTTAGACAAATCCCTCCACCAACTCCATTCTTGTTTAAACGCTGAATTCATAATACGTCTATGATAACCCAACATATCCCACAATGGTTTCATTTGTAGAATGTCTTTTCCTAGAGCTTTAACTATTTCTGGTAATTGTCTTTCTATTCTACCTATAGTTTGCAGATCGTCTCTAGTGAATCTGTCTTTTTTAAAAGCGTCTGCAATCTCTTGCATTAATGGATTTTTGTGGTTTTTTATACCAGATATAAATTTAATACCATTAGATGTTACTGGAGCAAAATCCCATATAGAATTTACCTTACTAATAGTCTCCTTGCTTATATTCTTTTCTCCATAGTTTCTTAACAATTGTAGGTCACCCTTTTCACTAACTCTAATAACATCTCCCAACCCATGTTCCCATATATCCTTTAGTAATTCTCTAGCGTGATCTACGTTAAACTCTGTTGACTTAGAGAAGTTAACACCGATCTCACCACCAACCGAGTTTACTATCTTATCTAATAGACCTTCGATAACTTTTTCTCCGTTAACTTCTTCTATTTTATTTTCTCTTCTAACTTGATCAACAACACTCTTAGTTATGTTGTCAACTAAAAAGTTAGATAATGACTCTCTTTTACCAGCAAAGTAATTTCCAGTTGCAGCTTTACCACTCCAACCAATTATATCTTCAGCTTGTATTGTTTCTTTTGTTTTTGGATTATAATACTCCCCGTTTAAAAGAGCTTGAAGTCCCATGTTGCCATTTATTTCCTCCCATGTTTTAACTCTGTATATAGCAGCGCCTGATGTCTCTCCAGCTGTCATTCTAAGTTGCTCCATTCCTTGAGCTTTTTTAGTAATACCAACCTTAGCTCTTTCAATAACAACCTCTCTACCAAAAGCCTTAGCGTCTGGATATTTTTTTAATACAGCTTTACTAGGTGTTCCAGCTTTAACTATCCAGTTCTTGCCATCAAGAGTTCTCATTACGTAGTTTTCCCAAAACATTTTACCGTATTTTTCAGTAAAATTGATAACACCCTTCTTACCACCATCTAAAAACATTTTTTTAACGGTGGTCATTACTTCTTTACGGATATTTTGTTTTAAATCTAAAACAAACTTGGGGTTTATATTTCCTTCACTATCAAAAACTTTTACTTTTGATTTTTTAAATGAATTTAATGTAGCATCAAAGGCTTTCTTTTTTAGGGTTTCATATTCAACCGTTCCATCTTCAATTCCAAAATCTTTTCTAAATTGAGATATTTCCTTTTTTGTCGATTCCTTAAGTAATATTTGTTGGTTTTCAAAATCACTCATTCTCTTATCCTTTACCCCAACTTGTCTTTCGTAAACATCTTCACCAGACCTTTGTTCTAATTTTTCTTTTTTAACCAACACTTCAGCGGATGGTAAACCCAACTCCTTAGCTAGAGCATTAGCTCTTAAATTAAGTCTGTTGCTAATAAAATCGTCTATTGTTTGATTCTTACCTAAATCCTCTCTTCTAAATTCTCCTCCTCTATCTATAAGTGAGGAAGCTCTAAGTATTAATTCGTTTTTAAACTGTTCTCTCGTTATACCTAGTTCGTTTAACGCTTCTTTACCGCTAGGGTATCTAGTTATAGGGTCATATAGTCTTTTTAATATACTTCCAACTATAGGTCCTATTTCTTTTCCAAATGAACTTTCATTAATTGGGTACTCATGTCTAGACCAATCAATCTCTGCTCCTTCTACTGGTATTTTTCTACCTTCACTATCCAGTATAAAGCTACCGTCTTCTCTCTTAGCAAAAGAATCAGGATATCGATTCAATTCTTTTCTAAGCATTTTAGGTGCACTACCACCATGCTTGCTAACTAAACCCTCAACATTACTTTTGGACTTTGCGCCACCTTCTCCTTTGACTTTTTTACCGTCAACAACCATTCCGACATTAACCTCGGATTCTCTAGTTAAGGTTTCTATCATCGCCCATAGATCATTAACAGCTTTTTTGGAGTTAACTCCATTAACCTGGAATTTATACATATTCTTATACGGACCTTTTTGTTTTAATATAGGCCAAATTATTTTTCCAATCTGTCTACCAGTTGAGTAATCTTTTATAAGTTGTCCATTTTTAATTGCGTCTACTGTAGCCGTTAAGTACTCTTCATAATATTCTCTAGGATCTCTTTCTACTTTCTTACCATCTATTAAGATATCAAATTCTTCTAAAACTTTCTTACCATCTTTCTTAACAAATCTAACATCTTTTTCATACTTGTAATTATTCTCTACTCTTTCTTTTATTAACTTCCTATCCTTAGAGTATAAACTATTTAAGAACATGTCGATAACGTCTATTCCTTGTTTTGAAATTCTTTTTCTAATTTCTTTTTTACCAGTCAAAGGGTCTTTGTATGTGTAGCTTTCTTTTAGTGAGTCCCATAATAATTTATGCATTATCTCGTGTCTACCAACCCCAAGATTTTTAACTTTTAGAGCTTGGTTTAGATTTATGAATATTTCATTACCTTTCTTATTAATAAAAGCTTCACTAAATTTAGATGCAGCAATATCTTCACCCTCTCTTTTTAGAGCCTCCATGTACTTCTTTTCATCTACAACATGTAGATCAGCGCCGAGTTCTTTAGCTAGTACTTTATCTAGCTCTAGTTGACGCAAGAGTTCTTTTTTAAATTCTATATTATGTTCTTTAAACTGCTTGTCTAACTTATCATTTAACTCTTTGTTTCTACTTTCTAGGTCTCTTATTTGAACACCATGCGTGCCTCCATCTCCTTGTGCTTCTTTTAGTATTTTTAACCTATTGTAATTATGAGCTAATTCATATTGAGATTCCATCCACATGTCTCTAGTTTCACTACCTCTTTTACCCATTTTCAACTTAGTAGCCATTAATCCAGCTTGAAAAACAACGTTATAAACAGATCTTAAATAATCAGCTCTATCACCCTTTATGTTTTCATTTTCTAAAAACATCTCAAATTCTTTAGCATTTAAATCTGCTATTCTATCTAAGTCGTCAGCTTTTAAATCACCCTCAGCGAGACCCCTAGCTATATTCCATTCGCTTTTAAGATAATCTAAATACTCACCTTCATTCTTGATTGATTCTTTTAGTTCAATAATTTCATTTCTTCTAATTAAATCGTTAGACCACTTATTAACCTCCGCTTTACTTTTGTTAATCTCTTCTAGTTTTTTTGTTAAACTTTCAACCTTCTTTTTTAAAGCACCCTTACCATTAACAGCGTCGTAAACACCTTTTGTTTTAGGGTTCATCTCTTGATCTCTCAATTCTTTTAATTCAGCCTCTATTGAGAATACCTCCCCTTCTAACAGTTTATTTATTTGCTCTGCCTCGTATAATATATCTTTGTTTTCCCAAGTACCATTTTCATTTTTTTCATTCTTCACGCTCATGCCTAAACCTTTGTCTGCGGCAACTGTTGCTGGGGTTTCATTTTTTAATCTTAAGAAATCTCTTTGTATATCTTTTTTTATACCACCTAGACCTCTGTATCCCACGGTCATCATAGCTGCAGTTGTAGCTACAAAATGATCTAGAGTGGTAAAAGATTTCCACTCTTCTTTTCTACGTTTACCTTCTTCTGAGTCTGGATCTACATTACTCCAAGGCCACCATCCATTTTCCAAATCCTTTTTTATTTGCTCAGCAGCGCTAGCAACGGTTAATAAACCACTAGCTGTAACTCCTTGGCCTACCCACTTACCGAATTTAGCTCCTGTATCACCAAGTATATAATTCCTTAATGTACCTTTGTGTTTTTGTTTATCTAACCAAAGTAATATTTGTCCACCAGCTCCTCCCTCTTTATTTATAAGTGGTTTTAATACTTTGTTTTGAAAACCTTTAAGGCCCATTCCAAACAATCCACCACTAGCACCCATCGCCCATGGGAAAATAAAGTTCGTTTCAATCTCACCAGTCTCTCTATTAAAATGAAGAGTGTGACCATCAAACATACCCGTTCCATCAGCGAACATTACTTCACCGCCGTATTCTGCAGCAGCCCACTCTATAGGTGTTACAACACTAGGTACAACAACCTTGTGAACTAGATTTTTATATAGTTTGCTATTTGAGTTTTTAGTAAACGCTCTTGCTAAACCATGAAACGTTTTATTTAAAGCTTTTAAACCACCTACTCTTTTAAAAACGTAAAGCTCAGCTAGTAGTGGTGCTAACGATGTTACTGTGTTCGTAGCGGCATTCGATATCTGTCTAGCCCTACTACCTCTACCATTCCAGCCTTCGTTTCTAACGTCTGGTAAATCATATATACCCGTCTCTAACAACTTGTGTTCAAAGATTTCAGCCATATCAGCTTGCGTAACCTCCTCCAGTCCACCCTGTCCACCAAAAAACGCCTTACCTAAACCATCAACAAGTGTCGATCCATGCCCTGTTGTTATAACTGAGTTCCAACTTCCTTTGGTTGGAAAAAGTGTTTTATCACCACCAAACATCTTAGCATCTTTTAGGTTTTTAAGATTAAAGTTAACTCCAAATAAAAGATTCTCCATATTTGATTCACGTGGATTCATATTTAAATCTACAGCTCTAGACCACATCTTGTATTCGGTTAAAGCTTTATTAAAATCTTCAGCATAGTTTGATCCCCCAGGTTGTTCAGTGAATCCCTCCGGCGTAGTAAACATTGGACCAACGCGATATTCAGGATCTTCCATCTTAGCTTTCACATCTCCCGCTGCTCTAATTAAGTCATTTGTAAATTGTCCGACTCCAGGTGGTCCTGATAACACCCCTGTTAAAGGGTTTACAGCAAGTTTTAGATCAAATATATCTCTAGTACCACCGTCACCAAAAGCATGTTTTAGCTGCTGCTTATCATTGTCCCAACTCTTATTTTTATGGTCAAAAAAATTAGCAAAGTTTCTATGTATCCAGTGTATTTCTTTTTCTATTTGATCTTTATGGTCCCAAGATGCCTGTCCAGTTGATAACAATCTATAGTAAGCGTTTCTACGTTGCTCTAACACATAATCCCTAGGCATCGTTTCAGCCATTCTCTCAGCAGCTTCTTCTATAAAAATCTCATCTCCAGTAGCTTTTCTTTTTTCTCCAGTTGGTATGTTGTTTTGATCAACCTGAATCATCTCTTCTGGATTAGTTGGATTCATTATCCATTTAAGCGTATTAACGCCTATCCACTTTCCATAGCTGCCATCCTCATTTTTTTCAATTAAATCTTGCACCCCTATTATCTCCACTAAAGCGTCTCTTTCTCCCTTTAAAAATTTTAACTTTTCTTCTACTTCACTTTGATCAGCTTCAACCAAGTTCCACTTCCTCTGCTTATCATCATATTCATTAATATAACCAGACTCCAACAACTTAATTTCATTATTTATCTTTTTTAAAGCAGCAGGTTCTTTGCCTTGGTAATACGCGTCTGTGCGCTCTAAGTGAGTATCAACTCCCCTGGTTTGAAGCTTGTATTTTTTATTAGCATACTCTTGTGGGTCTATCTCACCCTTGCTTCTAAGTGTTTCTAAATTCATCAACTCGGCCCTATCTTCATCACTCATGTGAAGATCTTCTTTTTCGTTTTGAAAGTTTATATCACTTTCCGCCAACTTCAAATCATAGAGTCTTTCTCTATTATCCCATATATATTTATAGGACAACCTACTACCATCTGGTAACTCAACCCAACCTTCCTTATTTACACCTACGACACCATCATTAAAATCACTTCGTGAGTTATCGTCAATAATTAATCTAGAAGGAGCCATCCCACCAAATTTATCACGGTGAAACATTACGTCTAGATGCTGATAAAACTCTGCTTCGTGCCATTCGTTTTCAATAGAATTTAAGTATTTAGAATTTTTCATTCTATCAAGCACAAATAAACTATTATTTACCATTGACTCAGGGTCTTGCCTCATCTTTATTTCTTGCATCATGTCGTTTAGTTGCGCTACATCAATTTGTAGAGACGATCCAGAAACACCAACTTCAGCATCCCACTCTGTTCCCTCACCTATCCTCCTTGATGTTTCACCACGAAGTATTCTATCGCTACCTTCTTTATACGGAACATGTATATTAAATGGTTTAGAATCCCAACCATCTCCATGCACAGTTAAAGCATCGTGGCCGGTTCTAGCTTCTTTGAAAACAACACCTTGGTCCTTAAAATAATCATTTAAGAATCTTTGTAATCTTTTTTCTTGACCAACAAGAAACCCACCATAACCTTTCTTCGTGGGAGCTTTTAAAGAAGCTGATGTTAGTGGAAAAGGAACTTTATCATCTCTATCAGTATCATATTCTAAACCCGCGTCATCTTCGTTGTTAATAACATCTATCATCGCGCCCATAAAGTCTTCATTTACAAGACCGTTCTCATTGTATATCTCGTTGTATTTTTCTTCTGATAGTTGTTTTCCTTTGGTCTTAGATTCAATAGTTGGATTTATCCATTCCCAAGCATTTTTAATTTTTTGTTGTACCAACTTGCCTGTTTCAGTTTTTGTTAACAACTCTTTAGCTCCAACAGCAGTTATAGCTTGTATGGGGCCCATATGACCACTTAAGGCAAAAGTTTGAAGCACGGTATCTGTGTGATCCTTCAGTTTTGTGGCCCCTTTATGTGCTTTAAGACTACTTTCAAACCACTTTTGCATTTCAGGGTCGTCACTTATATTAACATCAAGCTCACCGTCTATTATCTTTTTCCAGTACTGACTCTTAGGATCTTCTAGTAATTTTTTAAACTGTGATCTAGTTTGGGGATACATAACACCTCCCATTTCACCTATACCATATTGTGGTGGTGGAACAGTTATATCTTCTTCTCCTCCTCTAATTAGTTTTGAATTTTTATTTTTTGGATTATTTAAGAAATGATTAAGATGTTCGGGAGGAACCTGTATAGTGTCACCATCTTCTTTTTGGTACACATAGTTATCTCCTACTGTAGGCATTAGGATTGCCTTATCATTATCTTCTAAGAATTTTTCAACGTCGTCGGGTTTTACTTTGTAAACCTTACCGTCGTTACCTTTATATCGTGTTATCATACTGTATCGTTAGTTACCCGTTCTTTATTTATTTAATCATATTTAGGACCGTCTCCTGCCCAATTTCTGTACCACAGAAAACCTGAGGACTTATCTATTTTATCATTTGGATTATTTTTATTATAGTCAGTAAGAATCTCTTTTTTCTTTTCATCAGAGATATTCGCATCATTTAGAAAACCCAATGTTTGCTGTTTTGTTAAACCGGTGGTAGTAGTGGTTGTGGTAGTAGTGGTTTCAGTCGTTGTCCCATTTTGTGTAAACTTTGATTTTGCTGTTTGTCCCTGTCTATACTGCGCCATGTCCTCCCACTTTGTTTCAAAGTGTTGAGTGTAATATCTAGACAATAAATCTTTTGTTGCTATAGAATACTTACCGTCTTGCTTCTTAGTGAACTCTTCAACTATAGCCCTAGCATCATCCTCGTCTATTCTACCATCATTATTAACATCTCTATTTCTCAAGCCCATTGATCTTGCTTGTTCTTTACTAATCCCAAGGCTATCCCAATCATTACCAGCTATATAGCTTGTTAGGTTATTTTTAAAAGATTGATTACCTAAGTGTGGATCATTTATTAATGAATTTATGTTTGGTTCTATTGTTAAGTTTTGATCAACCCATTGTCTATACTGTTCTCTAGGGAAATCCGTGTTGGCACCTGGTTGTATGTTTTTTGATATCTCCATCATCTCAGTAACTTGGTCATTAATACCATCTCTCAGTTCTGTGTTGTTAGAGTTTTTTTGAACTATCTCTCTTAAGTCATTAACAGATGTCCATCTTTTTCCAGCTTTTAATGCTTCACGTTGTTCTACTACAGCTCTTTGAGCATCATTTAGCGCATCCATTGGTATATCAACCGCTCCTTCATAAATAGGATTTTGACTACCGTCTTCTAAGAATTCTTCATCTGTGATGTAATAACCATAATTCTTACCTCTTTGAACCATCTCTGCTTTACCAGCCATGATATCTTTAAGTTCCTCACCAACAGAACTAACTAGAAATTCAGGTCTCAATCCACTTTCACCATCACCACTCATCTTAACACTAGTGGCTAGTTCATCAATAAACACTTGGTTTTCACCTAAACTTTCAATACGTTGATTTAAACCCCTCATGAGTTTAGCTCTATCAGTGGAATTACCCCATATATATTTTTCTCTATCTGCGTTTAATTCTTGTAAAACTTGATCAAATTGTTCATCAGATAGATCTTCACCTTTATCAATAGCATCTTGGGCTAATGTTTGCCATTCTTCTCTAGCTTCATTAACCTTATCAGTCATTTTTTCATATGACTTCCCAAGTTGCTCACTAGCTTTCATTATAGCATCAGCACCATAATCAAACTGTTTAACAGCTTTCCCAGCTCCTTGTATTAAAGTTTTATCTATTGCCATATTATATTATTTAAATCCGCCCCCACCAGGACCAAAAGCACTAAAACCCATATTAACAGCCTCACCAAATCCACCGGCAATTGCATCAAATTTCTGCTGCTGAGCTTCTTGTGCCTGCTTAGCATATGCGGCTGTCTCTTCTTGAGCCATACCTAATAGTGTTCCTTGTTTATCTCTCTCCCAATTTCTAGATCTTATCTCACCTTGTCTTTCCATTTTTTGTATAGCCGCCGCTTGTGCTGCAGCAGCTTTTTGATTTGCTGCTTCTTGTTGACCAATTTGTGCGGCTGCTCTTTGAGAAGCCATTTGTCCTTGTTGAGCCATTGATTGAGCTAACGCTGCTATACCACTACCACCAGCTGCTCCCCTAAGAGAATCTAATGTTGTAGCTTGAGATTGCTGCGTCATCTGTCTTTGCATTTCAAACTGCTGTTGATTTACAGTTAAATCCTCCATTGGATTCTCCATGTTCATAAATGGATTACTAGTATCGAGATTAGCATAGACATTTCTTAGTCTATTCATTTCTCGTCTAGATTTAATCTCTTCCGCTCTAGCTTCTCTTTCAGCTTTTCTAGCCTTAGCCCCAGCCCAAAGACCCATACCAATCTTTGCACCCATACCAGCTAACGCGATTTTACCACCAAGAGCTAATGCGGGTAGTGCAAAGTTAAAAGGACTTCCTTTTTTCTCTTCGCTCATCTTACTTTTTTTCTCTTTGAGCTTTTAAAGCGTCAATATACTTTTGTCTCTCCGCGTTTATTCTCGCGTCGTTTGCTCTCTGACTATCAACCCAGTCTGAACCCATTCCAGTAGCATTACTCATGTTGATTGATTTATCTTTTATATCTTGCCACAGGTCTCTAACTCCACCCATAAATTTGTCTTTTAAGTTCGTGAAAAACTTACCTTTAGGGTCTTTGAATGGAGAACTTGAGTGTGCTTGCCATCCTTTCATTTTAAATGCCATATCTTTAATTTTTAAATTATTAATTATTACTAATATATAGTTACATTTTTTACTAATTATTTACTACTTTCTACCGTTTCACACGACACAGCAAATAACTCTGCTTTTTCAGTGGATGTATTTTTCATTTTTAAAACACCATGATAGCCTTTTAAAGAAGCTAAATCAACTTCATTATTCTTAGCAAAAAACACAAAGTCATCAGGTGATGGAACAGGTGAATTATCAGGTACCTCAACGTTAATTGAAAAACTATAAGTACCATAAGCGATAGATACACACGGTCCAAGTAATTGAGCATTACTACTACTAACACTAAACTCTGCGATGTTAGTTGTATTTACATAGTAAATCAAATCACCCTCTCTAAGTGATATATTTGCTTGTGCGCCACTTGAAAATTCTAAATTTAATAATGCCATAATATATGTTTAAATATTTTATACTTTCTTAGCTTATGGTACTTTTACCAATATCGAACTAAGATCTAATGATGGTGTGAGTGGTGAATCACCCCACTTAGTAACGTAAAATTCACACGATAAAGTACAAGGCCCAACTGTTTCAAGGCCTGTAATATTAAAGTTTTTAACCACAAACTCTGTGCCACCATTTTCCTCTGGTAGCGCCATTCGTGTTGTTTCATCCCATGTTGTAGAATCTATGGCACGGTGCCATTTAATAAAAGGGTCTTTAGCTCTAGGGTCGAAAATTAAATCAGCATTTGTTCTACCACCAGCTAATCTAAACGCGGTCCCATCTGTGGACACTAGTACCATCGTGAAAGTCCACTTATCATTTAAACCTGGAACCCAACTCGCTTCTTCTCTAGTAGAGTTAGCTAAACCAAATCTACCAGTAGATTGAACCACTGGTGTTACTCCACTTCCGTTTAGGTTTGTAGCAGAAAGCGTAGCACCTTTGTAGAAGTTGAATCCCATTAAAACTCTAGTAGCGCTACTTTGCTTAAGTATAAAAGTCGGGTAATATTTACCCCAAACTCCTCTACTTGGGTCCTCTATTTTTGTTCCAATGTTTTGGGCATTAGCATAAGCAGTAGGTCCTTTAAAGTGTAAAAGACTAGTACCAATTGCGTTCCACAATGTTAAATAGTAATATTGGACAACACCACTAGTATTTTTTGGAAACTGTTGAGTATAGCTCCATACTCCACTCTTAGGCATTTCAACGCTCCAGACATCTCTGTTTTTAGGTGCAGAGGGGTTTGATGTAAGCATTCTAGAGCCCACAACAGCTATTCCATATTCACCTCCTCGTGGATTATAATTAGAGACGTTTCCTGCTGCTATCCTTGGCATTATAGTATCCTCCTGGACAATTATATTGTGATTATGAGGTTCTATATTAGTAAACGGATCTCTCGGTAAACTTTGATAACTAGACATTTCAACCTTGGTTAACATGTAGTAGAATTGTGCGCCGGGCTGACCTGTTATAGTTATAGTTCTTGTTTCTCCAGTTGAAGAGAAATTTTTATTTGCTCCCCAGTTAATACTATTTATATATAAAACACTATCTTTTGGCGCTCCTTTTGGACGTCGCTTAGCAATAGCATTAACAGTTCCCTTTATACCGTCGCTAACTCTTGTTGTACTATAAGCGGTGTATATTACCTCATATATATATTTACTTGGTACCCAAACTTGAATCATAGCATTTTTGTCATTGTCGGAGGTCCAAGATTCAGCAATCTTTCTCCTAAACCTTAATGTTTTTCTTCCATTTCTACTAAACGTCATAGTTGGCGCCTTGGGTATCCAAGCGGTAGTATCCTCTATTATTTCGCCATCCTTCCAGTCGTAGTACTTTTGATTTAAAATTCTACCATCGTGAGAAATAGTAATAGTAGCAATAACGGTTGGTTCACCAGCTTTAACACTCCCGGTTATTTTGAAGTTTTCTCTATCGTCACTCGTAATACTCTTAGTTTTTGTAAAATCTTGAGGAACATCTACAAGCATATAAGCATTTTTTTTGGGAACATTTATTTCAGTTTTAACATTAGGTAAATTATTTCCCGCTATTAAGTCTACACTAAAATCAACCGTTGATGGCGCTAAAGGTAAACCCATTTCCATCTCAAATCCAGTACCACTAACTATATCTAATCCGTCCTCAACCTCTATTGGTGGGGCTATATCTGCGACTCCATTTAAACCTATATAAAGATTAAAATTAGGATTACTTGGCAACATGAAATAGTCGTAGAAATATATTTTTATTAAAATACTATTGTTACTCCATCCAGCTTGAGTTGTGTTTTCTATTGTTATGTATTCAATAATATTATTTTGCTCACCCGTGCCCATGTTGATAGCAGGATCTGTCGTTGTTGTTGGATCAGATTGGTTGTCAATGCTATAACCGGTATACACTCGTGGCATTTGATATGTGGTTATATCAGTTCCGGGTGCTGTAATTGCTATGTTGTTTACGCCTGCGGTGATAATTGTGGGGAAATCATCTACACTGAAATTAGCTGCATCTAAGGTAGCAGCAGGACTAGTGGGTGATATTAATATATAAGCAGATGGTGAAGAGGTTGGTGTCATGGGAGAAGATTCTATATACGCGTTGTATAAATAATCATCTATAACTACAGCTCCAGTGTTACCCGCGCTTGGTAAAGTATTATTGTTTGGACCATCCCAAGCTTGTCCATTGTAAACAAATGTTGATATGTTCGCGCCTTCTATAAATTGCGACTCTAGCTCAAACATCCACTGCGGACCAACTACTGGTCCAGTAGGTTTAGGTAGTGCCGATATATTAAACGTAACATTACCGGTCGCGCTATCATCACCTGGCTCTACGTCTCCACTCCCACTAATCCCATCTTCTATCAATACTGCATCACCATCAATATCAAGTGTAACTAACGTGCTCGTGTTGCCCATAGGTGCGTTTTCACTTAAAAAAGCTAAAACAACAACTGTGTTACCTATTGGAAATTGAGGACTATTAGAGTCCATACTATCATACATAACAACCCGCTCAACGTAATCAGGTAGTTCTATAGGTTCGTCATCTCCAGTTGCTATACCCACGGATTCTTGACCATCTTCCCAACTTCTAATATAAACACCCGATGGTCCACCAGGATACAATTGTCCAGAATATAATCCGCCACTATCAGCATCAACTCCACCTATAGTGAAGTATTCTTTTTTAACCATATATCCATTAGATGGTTCTATAACCATACCAATTGGAATTGCACCTAGATCAACTTCACCATCTCCAGTGAGTTGACCTGGTGGAGGCACATCTTGAGTTCCCCAGTTTGGCCCTGTTGTAGCCACTGATATTGTATTATTCGTTATTATGTAGTTAACATTTCCCGCCATAATTAATTATACTTTATTCATTTTCATAATCGTTACCATCAACAAAACTTCCATCAGCACTAGATGTTCCCATGCCAGTGTTCAATGGGTCATCTATCATATCGCTTGTTAGTGTTATCGATACATTACCACCTGCTACCTGAGTGGGTTCTTCTTTTGGATTACCTAAACCTTGCACAGTAAATTCTCTTTCATCTAAATTAGATATATTTGTTTTTTTACCTTTTATTTTATTAAACCATTTGCCCTCTTTATTTATGAACTCAGATACTTGACCTTCTTGAAGATCTGTATTAAATTCCTCAGCGAACCAACCAGGTTTACCGGTTAGATTATAATACTCACCATCAGAAAGACTCTGGTATGTCGCTGTTGCGTCAAATAATTCAGGTGAATAAACGGAGTTTCCAGCAGAATCAAAAATGTTTTGCTCTGTTGTAAATTCTTCAACTCTAGCTTGAGAGCCCTCGTAGTTCACAGCTGTAAACATTTTGACAGTACTCGGCATGTCATTAAACACAACATCGACAGACGAGAACGATTGCTTACCATAGAAATTATTTCTAGGACCCTCATCCCAATGATGAGTCCACATGGTTGCCATAAGTGTAGTAACGCTATCACTTTCTGGTACGGTAGCCGCGGTTACATATTTACCACTCACTGACACTCCTGTTTCTAAATCCTCTCCAAAAGACTTGAAGCTTACCCAAGCTTTAGACTGTTCATTAAAAGAAACAATTGTATTCTTAAATCTAGGTCCAAGGCCTTTTAAATAATCTAACTTAATATTATACTCACCTGATACAGTGTCAAATGTACCAATTAATGTTTGAGTTTTTTCTAAATGATCTCTAAACCAAGCTGACATACCAGCGTTAGATATAGGCGTTAAACCGTCTCCAGATAATCTAAGAACAGCTCCTCTTTGTTTGTCTGTAAAATACAATCTATATTGATCTGCCGCAAGTGATTCTGGATTTTTAGATACACCATAATCACCAGCAAATGGTACTGCTGTACCGAGGACTTTATTTGTTGCTGTTAATTGCGGATTACCATCAGCATTGAATAAAGCATCTTTATTTGCTAAAACTTTTAAAACCTTATCTTCACATAGTGTAACTATATCTGTATTTCTTGTTCTTAAAGCTTGAATAGAACCATAAGAAGGGTTTAAAGTTTTTGTAATCTTTTCAGCCATGTTAAACTGGTTTAAATCATTAACACTTGATTGTGAGTTGTATAAACCTGAATATATCATTCCACTACCTATAACCTCTCTACCATAGTCATCAAAAGTTGTTGAAACCTTAGAACCATTATCTATCTGTGGTGCATTGAAGTCGTCTCTCACTCTATCAGATTCTACACCATTACCAAAAGCCCAGCAATTATGCCAACCTAATATAACTGGATACTGCCAAACTCTTGGGTCTAATGCGAGCCACCCAGATGTTCTTGTGGCTATAACACTGTACGTTTGGCCCTCTACCATCCAACTATCATCGTTTAAAACAATTCCCAATGATCCAACACTTGTTATTAAAATACCAGGAGGAACAGCATCTACAGTGTATGATTGAGATGTTGTGTTAAAAATGGCCATACCAGATGTAAGTGAAACTTGTTCCCCACTTGCTGCAAAAATACCAGTTAAACCAGGGAATCCATAACTACTCAAGTCCGTAAGTGTTATATCGACATAAACTATTGGGTTTTGTAAAAAATCCATATTACCAGTTATAGGATTAGTGTTATAGTCGTAAAATCCCTGTATGGTTGTGGTTGTTATAGTTCCGTCGTCGTGAGTGAATTCTAAATAATCACCTAAACCTAAGTTGGTTGTTTGAGTTGTCCAAATTCCAGTGCCATCTTGCAGATTATTACTCTGTAGTTGTATGGCTATTGTTTTATATGGCCAAGTTGAATATGATGTTTCAACTCCCGAAGCTGCTCTTCTAGTTTTAAATACATTAGTTGGAGTTATAGCTCCATCTGTCATTTGCACCTCAGTCTCAACGCCATTTATAATTCTTTTAACCGTAACAGGTGCTAACACTGGAGCAAATACCATATTATTATCCATACTAAGTGTCATTGGTAAAGCGTTGGACGCTTCGTAATACAAGTCTAAATCAGCATCCTCTTTAGGCTCAGTTTCCCAAACTGCAGCATTTTTATTTGGGAATATTTTTTGAGCAGACGATGTTGATCTTGTAACTATTTCTATTATTTGGCTATCTCTACCATCGTGATAGACCTCTCCTCTTGGATCAAAGAAAGATGGATTTAAACCCTGATCAGATACCGTTCCATCATCGTTAAGTCTCCTGAATTCAATTCTCATTCCTTTTCTTTTACAAACATATGATTCTTCCTGCTTACAAGCTGGACAATTCTCAGAATACCCATCATCGTTTCCACCACTACCTTGAGGATAATAAGCTTGGTCATAATTAAGCATTTCTGTATAACTAGGATAGTTGTAGTAATCTGTGCTATAGAAACTTCTTTCTCTATCTCCATTTTCAAAACCAACAACTTTATAAACTATACCAGTTGGGTTACCAGCGGAATCAACACCGGTGTTATCATTTTGAAACCTAAAATAAGTATCTGTATCTGACATTAAATCCCAAAAAACAGCGGGATCATCACCAGGAGCGTCTAACTGCGCATCACTTTTATTTTTATAATTAATAGATAAGTACATTCTTCCCAGCGTTCCATTTGCTGCATCTCCTTGGTCTAGTCCAGTTGGTTTATATGGAGCGTTATTAGAATTGTCCATATCACCGTCTGTCTCGTTTTGAGCCATATTTGCACTATCTATGAACCAAACTCCTTTAACGTTATCATTTTCTCTACGTTCTCTCCAAAAATCTTCCGTTTCAAATCTACCAATACATTGTCCCATAAAACCTTCAACACCTAGTAAACCAGTATCAGCGGCAATAGTATCAACACTTGTTCCGCTAAATGTACTACCTCCAGTGTTTTGAACCTCACCCTGGTTAAATACACCATAATACCAATCAGCACCATTATACACATCATTTGCTCTAGGTCCTACTTGTGCTTCGTTTTCATAACTACTAGTTATATAACCCATCTTAAACGACCTAATAGGTAACCAATCTGATGTATCTTCTAATTTTTTTAAAACTCTCTCTTGCAATACTCCTTCTCCATCTTTTTCAACTTTTACAAAAAATCTTCCATCAAACTCAGGTTTGTTTTCAATAACATCTTCTCTAAATTCTAAGAAATATGATAGACCAGTTGTTGATCCAAAGGTATCAGTAAATCGACTTGTCATGTTAGCGTCCTGTCCGAACATCTCTAGCACTGTTACTTCAAAATTATTATTATCGCTACTAATATGCCAATTAGTTAACGTTATCCACCTACTATATAGTTTAGTGTCGGAATTTGATTCACCCCTAACTCTAACTCTTACGTTACCTATACCAGTGTGGTCATTTAGAAAACCAGGGGGTACAGAACCGGTTGGTAGCTTAAATGTTAAATAGTTAGTTAATTCATCCGGATTAAAAGAAGCATCTGAAGAAGCAAGGTTACCTGATGATATAGTACTGTTCCATCCAGCTAAATCTTGATCACTTGCTTGGAGTGTTATTTCACCTATTTTTCTTTCCTCTGTTTTAATGTAGTCAGGAGCTTCGTTTTCTATTGCTAGTATTTTAAATCTAGCTTTCTCAACAACAGGTGCTAAATCTTCATCTTCTTGCCCGTGCTCTGTTTTTAATATCAAATGAGTTTCTTCATCCACTTTATTTCTATCAGCAGAGTTAAACGACAACCAAACACAAGCGGCTGATTCAGCAACGGTGTTATTTACTAGTTTTGGTTCAGCAAGATACCAGTTGTACATTACTAAGTTGTAATATTCATTGGACGTTTCTTTGACATAATACTTAACGTAACTCATCCAATCGTCTGGTTCTCCACTTTCACCGTTAATAACGGACCCCCAAACCTGTCTTAATTGAAAAGCATTTTGAGTTGATGACAAGTATTTTTCAATATATATATCACCGGTAAAATTACTGTATTCCTGTGATAAACCACTGTCACCCGCAACAGGACCTAAACTTACGTGAGCTGATTCTATAACTGGCGTTTCTCTACCATATTTATCTCCAAAAACCATACCCCACTTATAACTTCTCATTGATTTTATTGAAGGTTTTGGAACCGCTTTAGTAGCGCGCCCTATAGTTCTAGTCCTTTGCTCTAAACCAGTTAAAGATAAAGGCATGTTATAACCTTGTTGATAATTAGCGTAAACCAATCTACTAGCGACAATCTCTTGTGCTAAAGCTTTTATTGGAACGTTATCCCAAACTCTAAGTATCTGATTTTTAGGTAAAGCTCTATGTATCATCTCTGATGTTATCTTAAGCTTACCAGTTGCAGTTATGTCTAGATTTGATTCTGTTAAAGATGTTGTTTCCCATAAGTCATCTTTTTCCCTATGAACTGTTTTAATAGTGTAAACATTGGGACTATCTGTAGTCTTGTATAGTATCTCAACGCTAGCAACATCGTCAGGTCTTTCACCTCGAAACGGTATGAAATCACTAACAATAAATTGTCTAGCCGTATTCATCATACCTAAATTATACCCTTTAGTTGACTTAAAATTATACTCTCCAGGTAAGAATCCTAATTTAGACCAAGGTGAGAAAGTAGAATACTCTCCATCATCATATCTATATCTATAAGCAAATCTACCAAGTTTTAATTCAAACAATGGTGTTGATTCTTGTAATTTTATTTCCCACTGTATAGAACCTAGTGGCAAAGAAGCCGAAGAGCTCATGAGCTCAACTTTAATTATCGTTGTTGCTGAATCTGTTTCTTCACCTAAACCATCAAAATCCTCTATATATGACAGGAATTTAAATGTTAATGTTCTGAATACAAAACTATCTTCGTCAGTACCATAAAACGTGAGCACATCATTAGCCATCCAATCTGTGGTAGCAAAAACAACATCTTCCAAATTAAACACAGAACCAATTTCTGGGTCAGGGTTTTCAATGGTAGCAAAAGCATAATCAATCCCAGATACAGAAACTGAACCATCTCTATCTGATGATTTCATTTCTATACTAGGCGCCGCCATAGGTGCTCTACGTATAACAGTTATGTGTTCTTCTTTTAAATCTTGGGGAGTGTTTGGGAATTCTAATTCTTGTAAATCAACCAAGTCGTTGTCTGTACCTGATGGAGACAGTGGATCTTTTAAGTATAGTTGAGTGTGACTCACGCCACTAATAGGTGTTCCTCGTTTTGATCTTTTTATATTTATCTTTTTAGGCTCAGTTGTGTTATCTGTCCAAAATAAAAAATTACCTATTACGTTTATACCTGTTATAAGAAAAGTGGATTTATGAAAATTTAAAGCTCCAGGATGTGTAAATCTAAAAGCTTGAATTGATTTTGGGTTTGCTGTTTGTCCTCCAGATAACTCTATATAATCACTACCAGTACTTGGCGTGACTATATTCTTTATTGTAACTTCTTCTGTAAAAACATTTACTCCATCTATATTAAACGCTTCGACAACCATACCGACCCTGTACATGGATCCATCTAAGACATTAAGAGAAGAGTATCCTTCTGAACTAACACTAGTATACTGTTGATCACCACAAGCGTCCAACCTGCTTATCAATAGAGCAAAATAATCAACAACAATAGGTTCCGCATAAGGAGAACCCATACCAAATCCAGTTCTGTATCTCCATATGCTATCTATGAATTTCATAGGAGAACCGTTGATCACTTGACTTATATCTGAAAAACTAGGTTGAGGAGCTTGTACTAAAAAGTATGCTGAATTGTTTTTTTCATCAGCAACACTTCCAATAAACCTAGAGCTAACACCCATGTAATTCGTTGTTGTATGGGGTTTATCTGGAACCAATAATGTTCCTCTAATATTTTGGATAGAACCAGCATTACCTTCGCCTCCAGTACCACTAACAACACCATCTGTACCAACTGTTGTTCTAACCTCTACATTTAAAGCGTCTCTGTATTCACCGTTGGGAACAAGTCTTTCATCGACGTCCTTGTTCATTTTGCCGGTGGTAAAAGTGTGTTTAATTTCTGGCATGTTATTATTTTATTTGCTTACTTATTCCTTTTAGAATCTGAGTAAATTCTTCTATTTTTATATTAGATAATCTAATCTTTGCTTTTCTAGTTTCAGCGAACTTTTCTTTTTTAAATCGTTGAACTATATATTCAGGTATATTACTTCTAGTTGATAATATAGCACACGCTATCCACTTATAGCAAGCTTCCTCACAAAACTTATGTACAACCATCTCAGCATCTGTACCTAAACCATCACTAACATATTTCAATGTTATAGTTTCCCCAACCAATGAAGATCCAAAATGTATATATCCTCTTTGATAGTCTATAAAAAATGTACCATTAGCTTGCGCATACTGTGGATCTAATCCATATCTTCTACCTATATTATCTAGTTCAAAGCTATCAGCGTCATCATCGTTGGTACTAGACGTGTATGTTGACGATTCTGATTGATAATTTGTCCATGTATCACTATAGTTATCGTCATTAACATTAACAGTTGTATTAACCGCATCTCCAATCCACATATCTCCATCACCATCACCATCAATGTCAACCATTGACCCCGTTCCAGAGTTATAAACATAAGCGTTTGCTGGGTCAGTGTCATCTCCTTGTTCCATTATGTCGGTTGGTACGTTTAATGAATTTGTGTAATCACTACCATCAGTGTATGGGTTTTGATTATAAAACACATAACTACCATCGTCATTTTGCTCTATAGCAAATGGATTAGATGTTTTACCTGTTGGATATAAAACTCTTTCAATACCATCACTACCAACTCTAACTACTTTAGTATAATTAACATAATCTTGAGGAAGTGGCATTGTTAAAGATGGTGGAACCTCTAGCTCCTGAGATTTAACCGATCGAAACACATCATACGATAACTCCTGTACAGCTCTCATTGCGTGAAACTGAACATCCGTTCTACTTACTTTTGTTATCAGTTTATTTTCTCCAACATATGCTATAAGAAAAGCTGATATAATATTGTCAAGTGTTACAAATTGATAACCACCTAAATCACCTTCTCCAGCTCCACCGAAAGATGTTGGGTAGTATTGATATTGACTTTGACCATCTAGTAATCCCATAATTAACTATTTTGTGTTTGTTTAGTATTCATCTTGTCTCTCATCGCGTGTGCTGTTATATCTGGTTTTAAAATAGTAACACCAGCTAACTCTAAAATTCTAGTTACTAAGTTTTCCTCCTCCATCTTGTGGATTTGAAAATGAACAGATTGATTAGAATTGTAAAGAGCTTTTCCATTAACAACGACATACGCCCAGCGTGGTGTTGGTGGTTTCTCAAAGTAATCGTATTCAACTCCTGATATGTTTGTTGTACCAATAGTATTAACAAGAGGATCCTGTCCTTGTATCCCAGCGTAACACCTATAAGTTATTGTTTGACCACCCATATTTTCAATTGCCACGTAAACAGGTCTTTTTATACTAGGTCTTGTTAGAGGGTGCTGCATCATCTTTGTTAACTCATCTTTTGTAACTCGAACTATTTCTGGAAAAATCCCAGCTTCAACACCAAACTCAGTTAGTGATACACCCTTGCAGTTTAATAATTGTATTGATGACACGTAGTAAGCTGACTCAGGTGGATAAAATGTAGCTTCCGCACTACCCGGAGGAGCTATAATACCATTTGATGTAATGTATTGCACTCTATTTCTTAGTGGACTTAATTTCTCTTGTAACATTTCTGTCTCGTCAAAAGCTTCTGTTGCGTTCTTTCTTTTATGATACGCAGTTTTTAACGCGTGGAAAGTATCATTTATTATTTCCATCTGCGCTTTATCCGCTAACAAATTGAATTCTTGAGGAGTTAAGTGTCCTCTTTGCTCCTTATTTATAAGCGTTAAAACTTTTTGATATACATTATCTATATTTACCATACTTATTGTTTATAAGGAAATTGCCTATTTAGCCAATTTTTACGTTTATCACATCCACAATCTGACCATCTTCTTGACATAGCTATTTCCATTAATGTTTTAATACCTGTGGCTTTTGTTATTTTTTCCACTGTATCTCCTAATCCTCGTGATTTCATACTAATTTAATTTACACTATTATAGTTACATAATAAGTGGAAAGGTTAGCCCCAAATAAAAATAGCCACCCAAAATGAGTGGCTATTTCTACAAAACTATTGTTTGTTATTTAAGTTGTTTTTCTATTGAAGATAAAACATCTACACCTTCATCAGTTTTAAACCATTGAGCTAAAGCTGAATATGGGTTTTCATCAAATGGAACTGTCATTAGTTTTCTACCAGTGTTTTTCCATTCAAAATATCTTTTATCTGGAGACATGTTTATAATGTTTTGTTCCATAGCTTTTAATCCAATGTTTCTTAATTGAACATTTTCATCTTTAGCTAAATCTAAGAATAAAGCTGGATCTTTCTTAGCAAACACTAGTAGATCTCTCTTTAATTCCCTAGAACTCATGCTAGCAACCTTAGAGCCGTTCTCTACTCTCATTATAGCTTCAGCCATATCTACGTCCATGTTCTTTGCTGCGTTTAAAGCCTCTAGTTCATACTCTAACCATTCTAGTTCATTATCCGCGGCTTTCTCCTCGTTCACTTCAGTGTAAACGTTATTTAAAAGTGGGCAGTATATAGATAAAAACTTTTGCAGCATAACCTTGTTTCTTGGAACAAATAAGCTTCCATATCTAAACACGATCTTTATCGGCATTATTTTACCCTTCATTTCATCAACAAAACATGTCGATTGGTTTAAAGTTGGCATAACCTCTCTTTCATACCCTTTCTCTTTATCAAACCACCTCATATTCTTTGTACTTATCATTCTTGATAAAGGCGTTTGATTACCCTTTAGCACGTACAATCTATCTTTAATCTCCCATTTATCTTTTTTTGGTTCAGGTTTAACTTCTTTTTTTACTTTAGTAGTTTCAACCTTCGGTTTTTCCATTACAACCGTTTCTTCTACTTGAGGTTCTTGTACCTCAACTTTTTTTTCATTTTTCTTTGCCATAATATAAAATATAATATAATTAATAAATAAAGATAAGAGGAGCGGCTCGCGCTCCCCTAATCTTAATTAAGTACTAGTTCAATAACATAAAGTTATTTGCACCTTGTACTATTAAACATCTTTCAGTTAAATAATGTACTTCCATCGCGTCTAAATCAGATGTAACAGCCCCAACCGAACCAGTAATCCAAGTTTTGAATCTTCTGTCTTCAGTTTGAGAAGCTCTAAAACGAGTATGTAAAAACGGTCGTTTTAGATTCTTACCTAGCATTTGATCATAAACCGAAGTAACACCAGCGGGTACTATAACACCTCTGATACCACCGATTAACTCTCCACCGCTAGTAGGCGACGCCTCATAATCACCAGTTAATGCACCTGTTGCAACCGTTTGATCTAAAGCTCCATTGATCCAACCTCTAGTTCCTTGGTCATTTAAATATTTCCAATCTGTTTTATAGAAATCATAAGAACCTCTTCTAAAACCATTGAAACCTAAATTTAACGCCATGTCCTCAGAGTTATCGAATACACCGTAAGATGTACCACCGGCTCCATACGCAGATTTAGCAGCTAACATATCATCGATTGCTAAAGATGGAGTTCTTGCCAAGAACATCATGTTCTCTTCAATTGCACCATTTTTATCAAACTCAGCTAAGATAGCGTCAAATTCAATTAAGTCAGTATCTTCACTAGAACCTAATACACCACTAGCTACATTACCTCTGGTTTCTAAAGCATGAAATAAACCTTCAGAACCTACTAAAGCACCAGCAACTGGATTAGCTTGAGAAGTAACAACACTAGTTGGACAAGACTCAATTAAAGCCATTTCACAGTAATCAGTAAATCTTGCTCTTGTGTCACCTTCAGATTTTAAATACCATAGGTAACCGTTCTGTCCTTCCTCTCCTGTAACTTCAATCCAGCCAATTTGAGAAGCGTCAGATCCTGATACAGAATACTTATCTTTCATGATAATTGGGTTGTTTGCGTAAGTTTTAACTTTTGCTTCGTTTCCACTAGCTCTACCATTACTACCTTTTCTAAATTCAGAACCATAAACTAAAACTCTAACGTTTGCTGACCCTTCAGAACCACCGGCTAAAGTATCCGCATCGACAATTGCACCACCACCAGCAACAGCATTAAGGCTGGCTCCAAGATATGGATCAACAGTTAATTGTCCATTAGTATCATGAACATCACTTACATAACATCTTCTAACTGCATTATGTGAAGCCACGAGAATCATATCACCAACTCTAACACCGTGATCTTTTCCAACACCACCACTATATATATCATTAGTTGCGGATCCACTAGAATCTCCAACTAACCAGATTTTTAATCCACTACCATCGACTGAACCTTTGTATGCTAAGTGAAGTCTACCTTGTTCTGACCAAATTACTTGATCAGCAGCCATAGCCTCCTCAGCTCCTACCATTTCTAAGAAGCCTGAAATTGTTCTATTACCAAAGACCTCGGCTTCTTTTTCCATAAGGTCTGGTAAATATTGTTGTGCCCATTGATTAAAACTACCATCAGCAAAATCTATAAATGCTGATTGGACAGTTTTTTTCACCGGTGAAGGTGTAGGGCTAAAAGTACTTGATACACTCATTTTCCTATATTTTTAATAAATTTTTATTTCTTGTTAATTTTAAATTTGAAATCTTGAGCAGAATCACCTAATACTCTATACTTAACCCCACCCACGTTTGTTTCACCGTGCATTTTACGGGGTTCCATATCAATATTTTTATCTTTAGCAACCCGTCCTTTGATAGCGTCAGCTCTTCCTTGCTCATAAAAATGTCTAGCAACAGCATCAGCATTCATGGCAGTAAATAAAGATTTGTGGTAACCAGCAGCGTCCTTAATAGTTATTTTATCTTCGTCAACAAACTTATTGACAAAATTATTAATATCGCTTTGTTTAGCTTTTACTTCATCAGCGTTTTTAACATTAAACCTAAACTTTTTATCTCCAATATTAAAATCAAAACCTTTGAAATCTTTATTGAAAACGTCATCGGTTTTCTTTAAAAACACTTCTTTATTTGCTTTAGATATTTTTTCTCGATTCTTCGATTCCTTATTATATCTATTAAAGAAATTAATTGCCTTCTGTTGTTCTTCTGAAAGACTACTTCCAACATTAATCTCCTCATAGTATTTAGACTTTTGCCTGTCTAAGTGGGCTTTAGCCTCGGCAACTTGCTCTTTGAGTGCTATTTTCTTTCTTTGAATTTCCTTTGGATCATCTTCTTCATCATACCCAAAGTTCTCTTCTAACATAAAGTCTCTCTCTTCATTGCTTAAATGAGATTTGGTTTCTCTATAATACTCATCTAGTATCTCAGAGTCATCCATTTTAGAAAGATCTCTATTTAATTTTACGTAGTCACCCAATGTACCACCGGTTTCTTTCATGAAATCCGCAACTTTCTGTAACTGCTCTGATAGTGGTTTTCCAGTTTGTTCTGCTTCTGCTAAAACTTCTTCTACCTCTTCTTCTTTTTCCTCAGTTAGATCTTCCATTGTTATTTCTTCTACAACTGGTAAATCCTCTTCTTCTGTTTCTTTAGCTACTTCCTCGCTTTTAACTTCTGGTTCTGGGTTAACTACGATCACCTCCTCTTCAGAAACCTCCTTGTTGGCTTCCTCGTTTTTTATAGGTGATTTAGTTAAATCAATTTTAGTGGTAGCATCAGGATTGTTAGAATACTTATTCTTTTTTTTCTTTATCTTGAGTTTACCGACCTCATTGTCTAGTTTTGGTTGTTCAACATTAGTCTCTTCAACCTGTTTTGTTTCTTCTGCCATAATAAAATTTTATAAAATATTAAATATTAGAGATCGAATCTTTCCATATTCGCTCCCCCTGTTAGTATATCATTACCTGAGGATTCAAAATTTTTAAGTGAATCACCCTGGTTTCTTTGATCTATCATTTGTTTTTGATGTTCTGCTTGCCTATCAACTCTTTGGTCTTTTCTATTTTCTCTTGCTACTTCATTTTGGCTATTAACCTCCATTTCCATTCTCTTAGTTCTAGACCCTAATTCAAACTCAAACTGCATCAGCTCTCTTTTAACAGCAGCCTCTTCTCTTAAGTATTGAATTTTTAATTGATTTTTAGTTTGTTCTAATTGAGCATCTGTTTGGGCTTTAGCTTGATTCTTTTGAACCTCTGCTTGTGCTGCCGCTTGTTGTGCTTGTTGGTTAGCTTGAGATTGTGCTTGGATATTTTGTTGTTGCATTTGCTGGTCTTTCTCCATCTTTTTCTTTCTCTTAACCTTTAGCAATTGATTAGCCAACTTAATATTCCTAACTCCTCTCAAGTCTATAGCGTCATCCAAGTCTATAGATTGTTGTTGCAATGCGGCTTGTATGTTATTCTCTAACATAGCTTTCTCCTCTTCATCCGGTAATAATTCTATAAATATACCAAAATCATGGAGATGTAATTCTGTTAATTCCTCTAACGTGGCTACATTATGAGCACCTATAGCTCTTATGAAAGCTTCTGCTGTTGGAGAGTATTCTATTATATCAGCTATTCTTAAAGATAAGCACTCAGATGCTCTAGCCGTTAAGAACAACATTGATTGTAATATATGTCTTGTTGCTGTATTTGAATTCGCGGCTGCCATTTTTTGAATACCAACTAAAGCGTGTCTATCTGGTGTGCTAGCATCTCTAGCTTCATTTAATCCGGTTACGTCTCTTATCATCTGTAGATAATAATTATACGTTTGAATTAATGCTTGCATTTTGTTTCCACCAGCACCGTTCTGTATTTGTTGTATTGGTATTTTACCTGGATTAATATCACCTTCTGATGTAAAGCTTCTACCGATAACACTACCAGTTTGGAAGAACATATTTAAAGCTTCTTGTGGATTATAATTCGTTCCGTTACCCAAATCAATTTCAGCTAAACCATCAGCATCTAAATAAACACCATCTGGTACCATTCTAGCCATTACTTGTTGTAACTTCAAGTGTGTTAACTGTATCATATCCGCAAAACCAGTTATTCTACTAACTAGCGACTCAATTTTACCATTATACATTCTTGGTGCAACTATCTGATAGTTCATCTTAACTCTAGTGAAATCTGAATCACTCCTCATCATGTTAGGCACCATTTGCCACTTTAATAGTTTGTTAGCACCTAAAACATAAACACCTTCATATAGACACTCGATCACTCTTTCTAATTTACTATAGTCACCATCCATGTCCTCAGGTGGATTAAACGTGTCATCTTTTTCAATAACCTTATCAGCTCCAGTTCCAGTCTTTTTTAACTTATAAACATTATTAGCATGCGTCTTGTAATTAAAGTATAGAACGTGAACTTTATTTTTATCCTTATTGCTCGTGGAACTAACAGGATTTGTAGATTTTTCTGTTAACTCGCTTATTTCACTTTCTGATAAATCATGGAATTCTTTTACTAACTCATTGATGGGTATTTCTTTTACTTCACCAACGTAATATATATCATCGAAGTAAGGTGATTCTGTGTGTGAATAAACTAGTTTAGCAGGATCAACATATTGAACTCGAGCTCCACTGCTCCAGTCAAACGTTGTTTTTGTAGCGCCAATACCTATTGTAGCTAAATCATAAAGTGTTCTTCTTCTTATAAGATCATAATCACAACCTTCTAGTAATACATTTATAGCTTGCTCTTCAGCTAACTCAACTGCTTGCTTATAGCTAAGTTGCATGTGTAACTTTAATTCCTCTTCAGTATCTGGTAAATCATCTTTATTTGTTTCATAAAGATCCATGCCTAATTGGTTTTGTACCTCGTCGTTAAACGTTTTAGACCTCATGTCTCTTAAAACAGCTTCCATGTATTCTGTCCTCTTGCTAACACCATATTCATCTTGAGAGAAACAATTTATCTCAAAATTTCTTTGAGCCATTCCGTTCACTACTATATCAACAAACTTAGGTATTATAGGAACAGGCTTCCAATCAAGATTTAAATAAGATAAATCTCCATTGATAGATAGTTCATTTTTATATTTTTCTATTGATTGTTCTCCTCTAGCATATAATCTTAATTGGTGATACTGACCATGATTACTGTAGTATTTAGACGTTGTTCCCGTGAACCACTCGTGCTTTATTGCTAATGCAACTTTTTCACCATATTCCTGGGACATTTTTTCTATATCACTAACTGATTGTGATGGGAAATTTTTTACGATAGACTCTATCATGTTTTTTCTTTTATTATTTGTGATGAAATTCCTTTATTATTGTATTTTGATATATTGAGGTTAACTGGTGTTCTTTTTCTTTCTGGATTTGGTGTGTACAAATGTCTATTACAAGCCATTATTGCTAAACCAGAACTTATTGTAGCATCATGCTTTGTTCTTTTATTTATATCAAACTTTGACCAGTCATTTAATGTTTCGTTAAAATACATATTACCATATGTATCATCACTAGTTAAACCAACGTGGTCGTTGATATACATCTCAATCGCGGCAGCATGTGCTTGCTTTATGTCTTCACTTGAGTTTGGTATACCACCAACCTCTCTTTCTGCAACAGATAATTTGTTCCAAACCTTATCCGGTCTATTCATACTAAAACCCCTGTATCCTCTTCTTCTAAGATAATACAAAAGTCTAGGTTTATTATTCTCTGCTAGTATTGGCATTCCATAAAATACCAATGCCATTAAAATATCTTCAAAAAATATCTCAGCGGTTTGAGGTCTAGCTATGTATTCTAAAAAGAATGTATTAGCTGGAGCGTCTTCCATTGAGAATTTGGTTAATCCATGTAAAGCTCCTTTCGATCCCTTATTGTCAACTGTACCCGATATATCATATGAGTCACAGCCGAATGCACCCATGTGTTCATTGCCTGGGTATTTTACGCCATTTTTAATTATAACGTTATTTTGTAATCTTTGCCCTGGTATCCAACTTACTTTAAATCTACCGTTAGGATCTGGATTGAATACAACCTTTGTATCTTTAACTCCACTAACCCATTGAAAACCACCAGTTGTTAGTACAGATGAGTTTCTATTTCCTTCATTAAAATCAATCTGCTCGTATATCTTTATAAGATTGAATAAACTATTTTTAGTTTCATCTCTAAACGCGTGCTCCTCTGTTCTTGGAAATTGACGGTAAAATTCATTTAAAGCATCTTGGTCATCTCGTAATCCATCAGCTTCATTATCCCAGTGATCTATAACACCATAATCTATTTCTACTCCATGTGGATCAAGTGTTTCTTGTTTAGGAGCGTTAAACACGGGTTGTCCATATTCATCAATAAATCCCTCGTAGTTCCACTCCATAGGGATAAACAAAGAATATAATCCTGACTTAGTCTGTCCATTGCGGTTTCGTTTTGTAACATCTGAATTATAGTATAAGTTTTTAAAATTATCTCCTCCTTTATCTAATGCGTTACTTGTACTACCCATCATACACTTACCTATAATCCTACTACCTAGTCGTAAACAAGTTTTTGTAACTCTCCAGTTGTTTTTTATATTATCAGGTCTCTCCCACTTACCACTTTCATCATGTACTAATAAGGAAAGTTTTTCACCATCATAGCTGTTATCACCTGTGTTCTTCCAGTCAATAGTTGTATCTAGTCCCTCCATATCATCTTGTTCCTCTCGTTCCCTCATTTTCTTTCGAGTAAACTTCTTTGCTGGAACTCTATATGCTAGCTCTGACTTTGGACGATCCATACCGTCTTGTATTGGTTTAAAGAAGAACGGGTAGTTAATACTAATAGGTACAACTTTATCTGTAAACATTTTCTTTGCATCAGCTCCAGTTTTTGATAATATACCAAATCTACTATCACTAGCTAGTGTGGCTTGATGTACTGTTTCAGCTGAACTCATAAAAGAAAAACCAGAACGTCTATTTTTTAAATAACACATTCCATAACTTCTTTTATCAGCTTTACAAGCTTCCCAAAATATAAAAAATAATCTATTAGCCTCTCTATAATCTGGGGCTCCAACATCTATTTTACTCCACTGCAGATACATATAGTGTGTACCTGTTATATATGTTGGTTCACCGTTATTCATAAACCAAAAACCTTCTTCTCTCCTTCTAAACTCTTCGTCTATATATCCATAATGTTTCTCTTTGAAATCATCTGGATAATCTTGCCAATCAAATACTGTTTTAATTCTTTTAAAATCAGGATTAGCTGGAAATTGTTTCCATTTTTGTTCTGATTTTATTTTACTACAAGAATAAACTTCTTTAGGTTCTTTTGGTAGAGCTATCTGTAAACCTTGTATCTCAACGATTTCTCCTATCGTTC